TTTCCACCTTGCTCGACTTAACGTGAGGTACAGCGGAAGTAAGTGTTTTCGTTACTGCCATCTTAATCTCCTTGACATTTACATTTGGGCTGCGCTTTCAAATCCTCTACTTCAGCCGATAGCTCTTGAACAGCATTAACCAGCATAGGTACAAATTTGTTGTATTTAAGCCCATACATTTTCCCGTCATTACTGAGACTGGAAATCAAATTACTTTTTTCTTCGCTGCTGAATCCGTAATTTTTTTCCAGTTCATTTACATCTTGGGCAAGAAATCCAACGTCAAGCTGCTCACTCTTGTATTGCCCATCAGGAGCAATGTCTTGATCCTTGCTATAGTGACTACGCTTATCCCAACGATAAGTGACAGGCTTCAGTTGGTTGACAAAACTCAATCCAGAATTCAACTCTGAAATATCTGTTTTATCTCTACCATCAGAGGCAACTGTCCAATCTACCTGAATATGTGCATGAGTGATGTTTTCATCACCAAGACAAATTTGGTTGTTTCCTGTAGTAACCGCACCGCCCGGAGAGCTTGCAATTCCTGCATCCCTGCCCAAACAAAGATTGTTATCGCCTGATGTAATAGACTTTCCGGCATCTTTGCCCACACCAGTATTGCTGTCTCCTGTGGTGGCTTCTAAGGCGTTCTTGCCAACTCCAACATTGTTATCGCCCTCAGTGTTGGTCTTTAAGGAAGATTCTCCTACGCTGACATTACCAGCGCCAGTTGTGTTCGATGACCCGGACACATACCCGACTGCCGTGTTGTTATTTGCGGTCGTGTTTGCTGATAAAGCCTCCCTTCCCACAGCAGTATTGTTACTTCCGGTGGTATTTGCGTCTAGAGCTATATAGCCCACTGCAACATTGCTGCCGCCTGTGGTAGCAGCCGCCATTGCTGAAGTCCCCACTCCCACGTTTTCTGCGCCCGTAGTAATCGCAGTTCCTGCCGACTTACCTACCATTGTGTTGGCTGTCGCTGTAGTTGCGGTACTCAGGGCCGCGTCCCCCACAGCAACATTTTGGTTGCCTGTTGTATTCGCGTCCAAGGCTAACGCCCCCACTGCAACATTTTCTGCGCCTGTGGTGTTTGCAATCATCGCATCCTTGCCCACAGCAGTGTTGCGGCTTGCGGTAGTGTTTGCCGCTAAAACACTTACTCCGACTGCTACATTGTTAGCGCCTGTGGTATTGGCGGTTAATGCGTCCATGCCCACTGCGGTGTTGTCACTTGCGGCATTACTACCACCTGACAAAGCGTTATAACCTACTGCGGTGTTATTTGATTGCGTAGTAATTGCTTGTAATGTGGCTCTACCAAGAGCAGTGTTTTTTGCGCCAGTTGTGTTTGCACTTAGTGCTTTTTCTCCAACAGCAGTTATATAATTTGCGGTTGTGTTAGCGTCTAATGCTAAATAGCCAACAGCTACGTTAGAAGCACCTGTGGTGTTGGCAGCTAATGCACTTTTGCCAACAGCAGTATTTGCTGCTCCGGTAGAATTAACCAGCAAAGCACTGGCACCCACGGCAGTGTTATGATCGGCTGTTGTCGTAGCCCCTCCAGCGTTGTCACCGACAAAGGTATTTGTGCTTCCAGTCGTTACAGCATCCCCGGCTGCATAGCCCACGGCTGTATTGTCTGTGCCAGAGCTATTAGCCGTTAAAGCAAATGCCCCCACCGCAGTATTATCGGCTGCGGTGGTCGCTACCAATAAGGCGCTAGACCCCAAAGCGGTATTATTTCCACCAGTAGTTACGGCTCCGCCTGCGTTATCACCGATCAGCGTGTTGTCTGAACCAGTTGTAACAGCATCCCCGGCTGCGTGACCCACCGCTACATTATCTGTACCAGAAGTATTAGCTGTAAGCGCCTCCGTACCAACTGCTACGTTATTATTTGCCGTGGTCGCAACCAGCAGAGCGCCAGAGCCAATGGCTACGTTGTTTCCACCCGTTGTCAGAGCGCCACCAGCGTTGTCTCCGACAGCGGTGTTGTCGGAACCCGTAGTCACTGCATCAAGCGAGGCTTCACCTATGGCAACGTTATCCGTTCCGGTCGTTAAAGCTGTGCCTAAATTGCCGCTACCCAGTCCTACGTTACCCGTGCCGCCCGTCATGTCCAAGACATCGGTAACTGCGGCTCCTGCACCTGCGCCATCAGCTACAACCATCTTGATGCTGCCATTCGGGATAACAACATTAGCCCCGGTTCCTTGGCTAAGAGTTACTGTGTTTCCAGCAGAGTTTTGAACTACCCAGACATTACTTAATGTATTGGGAGCCAATGTGACCGTGCAAGCCTGAGATAAAGAACCAGTCAAAGTTAACGCCGTAGAGCGAAAAGCATCACTTGCGCCGTCCGCCATAGTAATGGTTGCGGTACTGGCATCTGAAAGAGCTTCTGACCCAGAGCCGAATTTTTCAGAAATTAACTCAAGATTTGTATTTGTTGTTGTTCCCCAAGTTCCCGAGGCGTCACCAGTCGCCATCTCGTTGAGTCTAAGGTCATTCACATATGTACTTGCCATATTAATCCTCTTCTAATCAGATTAATTATTGTTCTCAGATTATATTATACTTTTTTTATTCAATAATTAAGCTACTTCTTTCCATTTTGAATCTTGAGAATCGCTTACACCTGTCCAACTTGGGCTTTGAGAATCGCTTACACCTGTCCAACTTGGGCTTTGAGAATCGCTTACACCTGTCCAACTTGGGCTTTGAGAATCGCTTACACCTGTCCAACTTGGGCTTTGAGAATCATCTATTATCCCCCAAACTAGAATATTTGGAGTTCCTGCAGTTGCTGCTAAACCTGTTAAAGTTACAGTTGCCTTGCTGATAGTGGAAACAGTACCTAAACTTCCTGTACAAGAAATACCATCAACTTCAACCCGTTCATTATGGTATACTGTAACACTACCAACCGAGCCAGTAACACTCAGGCCAGTTACCGAAACATTTGCTTCGCCGTCTACATCAACAGAAACTGCCCCAAGAGTTCCCACCATAGTGGGCAGAACTGCTATGGCTTGTGCATTAACGGCTACAACAGGTGTTGCTGTAGTTCCTGCCACCCCTGATACTGACACATTAGCTGCGGCATCAACAGTGGGTGTTCCTAATGCACTTGTGCCTACCTGAGTTGCTAAAGTTACATTAGCTGCGGCATCAACAGTGGGTGTTCCTAATGCACTTGTGCCTGCTAAACCTGATACGGATATATTGGCTTCACAATCAAAAGTAGGAGTACCTACAGCTCCAGTGCCTACTTGTGTGGATAGGGTTACATTGGCTTCGGCAACAACACTAACAGAGCCAACTGACCCTGTAGCTGAAAGACCTGTGAGTACAACGGGGTTGGGTTCACCCCAAGTATCTGATCCCCAAGTGCCTCGACCCCAACCAGTGATCGCTGCCATGGTGAATTTACGCTATTCTTATAATAGCTGTGCTCGCGGCAGCGGCGGGGAAAACTATGGTGAAATCTCCACCGGTGGATGTCTTATCTCCACCAAAATCAATAGTCGCAACTGATTTATTTGAATCACTCGAATTATAGATCAAGCATCCTCTTGCAGTAACTGTCGCTGTGCCAAAAGTAAGATCTGCAAAATCTGTAAACCCTGTTGTACCTGAACTTGTTGGGTCCACTCTTGTTAAATTGGCGCCACCTGCTGTGTAATTAGTTCCACTAACTTGATTAGTAGTGGCATATGCAGTTGTAGTAGCTCCCATTGTAGCAGAGCTTGTATATAATGCTAATTTAAATGTGTCCCCTCCAGAATTTTTAAAATTATGGACAGCTTCCAATAATTCCTTCTTAAAACTGGTTGTAAGGGTTGAAGTTATAGCCATCTCATGCAAACTCCTTCAATATTTTTGCTAAATCTTCATGACCTTGTTTCTTTAGAAGATTTTTCATTGTGCACCTTTCACTATTGATGCTCTGCTTCATATAATAAAGTATTGTGTTATAAATGGCTAATTGATACTCTTGTGCTTGTTGTCTTATATGTGGTGCAGCGTCTTTAGAAATACCGCAAATTTTTTCTGTGCATCTTTTAGACCAAAATTCCAGAGAATGGCCTTCATGATTTGTGGTGGAAACTTCTATCTTTCCTAAAGAAACTTTTGTGTCAATTTCTATCATCAGTACCTTTTTGCTTCTGGTGGAGTATTCAAAATAGGGACCAATTCTACATTTTTTCTATTCTCATCTTCCACTGCTTTTGTATATTCTTTATAGCCAATCTTATAAAATTCTTCAGTTTTGGGGTCAAACATAACTAAAGGCGGGTTATCTAAACGATGATACCCATAAACTTTATCTTGAAGAGGTACATCAGTATCTAATAGACCAGATCTAGGGGCAACACTAACGACTATTCCCGCTGATATACACTTTGATAACCAAAATTCTACACAAGCTCTACCTGATTCAGCAAAGTGAAGATTACCCTTATAAGTAAAATCGACCCCAAACATGTTAATTCTACCAACTTTATTATACATAGCAAAGGCAATGGCAAAACAAACTGTGTTGTTTAGATAAGAAGAGCCAGTTTCTTTGACAACTTCTAAAAGAGGAAATTCTACTAAATTAGTGCACCGATCATCTAATTCACATGTATAGATTGGTCCAGGATGAGATTTTAATATTTTTCTCATCAATCCTGTTTGAGTTCCTGCTGCGTCTGAATCAAGAAACCTAGTGGCAGGATCTAACATAAAAGTTCTATCTACTTCTCTAACAACCCCCGCCATGGCATTAATTGCCCAAACTTCATCGAATTGATTACTGTGTGATATTGATAGATGAAAGTCTAACTGACTTTCTCCCATAGCGACGATGGCGATATTCGCCCCGTCGAGTTTTTCTATTTTCATGCCTGTGGCGTTCTCCTTACTTGGTCATATCTATATTGATCTCGGGTAGATTTACCTTCCCCAAGATTTTTCATCAAGGCGAGAGCCTCTTGAAATCTTGTTTCATAGATTGGTATAATCTCATAATTTTTTAAATACACCATAGCTTCTGTTAAGCTGCCATATAATATTGCATTTGGAGCATTGGTAGATAGCCAAGTTGTACCTGAGTCACCTGCCGAAGTAAGGGATGAGGGTCTATAAAAATAGTGCAACTCAAAAGTATAGTTTGAATTTGGCGTGGGAGCCAATATGAAGGTATCTTCATCAAACTCTGCGTAATACTTTGGTTCTCCCGTAGTGGAAGATGCGGGTGTGTAGTCCCGAATAAAACTTGGGTGCTTTAATTTAAGGTAGTTATAGTTTGAATCACTATCTATTACCGCTAAACTAAAGGGAGAAAGGAAGTCCGTAGGAGCTCCTAGATATGCAGTACTTGCTGTTCCTGTTCCTGTCACATTTTTGATAAAATCGTCTAGTTGAACGGCTTTTAAAACACGCTCTTCTGTCGTTTTTATAAAATCATCTAAATGTGTAACAAAAGTAGATTCAGTAGACTGAGAATAGTCCTGAATTGCAGTTTTTAGTGTAGAATATGTCCAACTCACGGTACTACCCTATACTGACTGATATTGTTCCTAAACTTGCTGTAAGTTCATCCATATAGAAACTAGAACCAATAATATCGTTATGCGTGATATCCATGGATAAACCTGTAACTCCGTCAGCGTTTTTAGTATTTCCTGATCTAACTATACCATACCCAGTAGTAGGAGCCAATTCTGTAGGTCGGGGTTGCTTCAGAGCTTCTGGATCAACAGGGAGTCTAGCAGGAGTTAATTGCGGTTGTTTTGGTTCATAACAATCGGGACAAACTTTTAGTCCGTTCCACTCCATTTTCATTTGCAAGTATTTATAGACAAAACCACATCTATCGCACTGAGCTTGAGAAAATTTACCTAGTGCATAAGCCATTAGATATAGCTCCTGCTGGGTACAAGATGTAGAGAAGTTCTACTACGATCTTCATCTGTAGCTAGTTTAAAATCTTGTTCATATTGCATCTTTAATAATTCAGCTTTTTCTGGATTCTTTTTTAAAGCAATGTAGTAAGATAACCCACTAGCCATGCAAGGCATAAACCTTGAAGGTATTTCAGGGTCTTGTGCAGATGCAGTCACATCATCTATGCGTTGGATAGTATTAGCTACCAACCTATAGGTATATGTACTGTCTGGTGTTGGCCACAACTTAACAGTTGGGGTTGTTTGTCTATCTAAAAAGTACTGGGTAGGTCTTCCTGTAGAAGACTTATCGGGAATATTTAAATATTCTGCTCTGCCTATCCTTGTAAGCTGCAGATCTGTAGTATTTGAAGCAGAATCAATCTGGCGTATGATTGCGGAAACTATGTCTAAATCATAGGAATTTAAAGTGTAGCTATTAGTCCCTGACGTTAGATTAGTTGTAACTTGCTCTATCGTCCAAAGATTAACACCTCTATTAGACCAATCAGCGAACATTATATTTAATGAACGCCGAGCAGTTTCCGCATCATACCCCGTTCTTAATTCCAGACCAGCTAATTCATAGGCCTCTTCTATGGTATCTGCTATCGTTAGTGCAAATGTCTTGGTACCAGAAGTAGCCATGCCCTCTATGATCCAGGAGCTTCATAATATTTTAAAAATTCACACCAAACCGTATACTCGTTTCCTGCATCAGAGGTGGAGGGTATTACAAGAAGTACATCTCCTGAATACCCTGATGCCGCTGTATTTTTTAGTCCACCAATCTCACTAAAATCAAATGAATTATCATAAGATAAAGTGAGAAAAGTCACATCTGTAGTTGCGTCCCAATCTAAAGAAGCTGGGGCATCAGGTGCCCCACTACAGGTATACCAAACCTTATTTAAGGAAACATGAGCACAGGATTCACCAGTCATATCAGAAGCGTTCAAAGCTGAAACGTCTACTAGTGTAGTACTACTTGCGCTCCCATCTGAATAAACTGAACAATAAACAATTAACTTCCTTTCGCCATCAAGCTGATTAGTTGGACCTGTGACTGAATTAGCCATAGTTTACCCCCTATTCGTAGATTAATCTACTAATTGCTTGATGATGAACATCCAGGGCTTCTGCCGCTGCTGCTCCTGCTTCAATTCCAATATATGGGATTAAATTAATGTCGTTAGTTAAAGCTGCTGTCGGCGTTGTTCCTTTAGTTACTGCTGTGCCACCAGTACTGCCAGAAGTTGTCGTTACATTATACTGGATACCGTTAACAAAAATAGACGCTTTTCTATTAGAGTCAATTTTTATTGCTAGTCGGTATAATGTATTTGCTGCAACTGTTATAGGAAGAGCACTGATATAATCAGTTCCTCCAATACTGTGAACAAAATGAAGCAATGTATAGTCCGTGAATGCTTCTGAATTTGTTGCGTCAGTTTGGAACTTGAAAAACGCTTGGTCAGCGTCTGTTGCAATTAACTGATCATTAGTCAATTTGAGACCCGCCCAAATTTTCTGGTTATCAATCGCATTAGTCGAGATTGCACATTCCCACTCTACCTGATTTTCCGTTCCCCAACCCGCACCAGTCCAAGCTGTTTGGTTAGTATCTAGATGAGGAAGAATAATCGATTGATCTTGGTCTGCGCCAGCTGTGGTTATTGTAAGACCAGCTCTATCTGAGTCAAAAGTTACTAAAGCAGTGGTCATATTAGTGCCCAATACTTCAAAATCTAGATTATACGCAATAGCAATTGCTGCATTGAGTGCTGGTTTTTGATTCCAATACTCGTCTAGATAGTAACGACGAGTATCTCGGGTAGAAACAGAACTACCTGAATTATCCGAAATTTCTCCTGTCGTTGAATTCTCACTTATTACCTTAAAACCATTTCTAGACCTAACTGGTCCACTGAATGTTGAATTTGCCATAATTTCCTCCTTAAGGAAATAATTCTATAGTCTTGGCTTTGTCTGCTAGGTCAGTCTATAGAATAAATATACCCTAGGAATTTTATTCTATCGTACAGCCTATAAAAAAGAAAGGGAGCCGAAGCTCCCTTTCTACACGATTTGAGAATCGTATTTTAGGCACCTGGAGAACCGTAAACACCTCTCCAATCCGACCAACCAAAGCTGTATCTTTCTCTCGCTTTGTACCGAACATTACCGGTTTCGAAGTCTCCTTCCATACCAGTGCTCATAGCAGCTCTTTCGAAATGCTTCATGCCGTTAGGTGCATCAGTTTTGATAAAGAATGCATCTGTGTCGGTTAGATAATGGTTAACCGTATAGCCTTCTGGCAACATCCCCATATTTCTTACAGCGTTGATGTCGTTATCTGAAGTACCGACTCTGCCAGGAGAGTTTAGAATCCTGTCAGCCACAAATTGTAATTGCGGAGGTACAACCAGTTTTCTGGCTTGTACGTTCACCTTAATACCCCTTTCATCTTTTATTCCAGAGATATCAATTAAGGCGTTTTCCAACGAAGTTTCGTTCAAGTCTGCAGCAGTGCTTGGCTCATTTTTCTGATCTCCAGCTGTCAAAGTTGGATGGTCAGTAGTCATAAGTGGCTTACCGTCGCCTCCTGGATAGGAAGTTGAGAAACCATTATTAAGCACGTTTGCAGCTTTTACTTGCTTCGTATTTGCCATTGATCTAGCTAAAGCTCTAGTATATCTAGAAGAAAGCGTATCGTAGAGATTATCTTCGATTGCCTCTTCTGTCAATGCAAAGGCCAAAGCTATAGTTTCATGGGTGTAACGAGATGTGAAGGTTTCTTGTGCTGTATCATAGCTTACCGCCGCACCTTCTCCTTTAGTAGGAGCTTGTGCAAAGCCAGATAGCATCACTTCTTCCTCAAACGCTCTATCTGAAGTTTCTGTATCAAAAATTTCAGAATGCTCATTCTCGTAACGATTATACTCAAGACCAAAAAGTGCGTTCAGTCCTGGCTCGAGTTCTTTTACTAATTGAGCTCTGTTAATTGCCATTTCTAATCACCCCTTAGTCGTTACCGTAAGTAGAAGCTGGGAATATGAAATACCCTCTAGCGTATTGCGCATTGGCGGTATTATCGGGTCTCCCCACATAAGCCACCAATTTTGCTATACCACTAGCGGTAGTCGTAGTCACACCTTCTTTAGAACGGTTGTTGTTAGTATCCCCTGCAGTTGTAGAAATAGTGTGCACTTTTCCAACATCTGTCTGTGCAGGAGTCCCAGTAAACTGAGCCTCATAGACAATATTTGGATCGGCGTACACATATGCCTTCATATTTGCAGAACCCAGCGTAGCAGTACCAGAGACAAATCTTCGTGTGAAGACTACCTCTCCAGTGGTCTTTTGGTATTCAACACCACCAAACACACCTAGCGGAGCATCAGTTGCTCCCCCCTGAAGTACATATCCACTTGCGAGCTTTACGACGTCTCCTGAAAAGATATCGCCAGTAGCACCACTTTGGATAGGAAACTCAGAAGGGCGAATAGTGCCCCCAGCCATGTGATAAGCTGGTGTGAAACCATTTGGATCATTTACATTAGCCATTTATTTCACCTTTAAGTCAATAATAAAATTCACGATTCTTATGAATCGCCTCCTTTACCAAATGTGATTTGAGTATTCCTATTAGGCTGACTAATAGGCATCCTACTATCACTTTCTCGCATTAAATTTGAATCGACTGCCTGCATTTGGTCTGCAGCCATTTTGTTGTAATATGCACGTCGTTGTTCGACGGTTTCGATTGGCATTTTTGCGAGTATCAGCCCTCCTACTCCGATTACGCCAGCGTGTCTACCTTCTTCAACTGTTGGTGCTTCAAATTCAGGGTGATCTTCTGCTCTCACAGGTTCCCATCCTTCACGAATACGTTTTGACATATTCGCTTTATCTTCTACTCCAACCATTGATTCCCGTAGCCACCTGTATACATAACCATCTGGGGGCGTTGGTGCGTCTAATAAAGACGGTGGTTGCCATGGTTTTGGGCGAGCAGTTTTTGCTCGACTATCTGCAGATCTTGGAGTTCGATCTGAATCGGTATTAGCTACCATTTTATCTCCTTCACTTAACGTGTTTAGCGTATTCTTCAAGTGGTACACCAAGTCTTTTCGCTATTGCAACTTGACTCTGTGACAACTTTACTGTGCGTCCCTTTCCTGTTCTTCCTCTTGCCCCTCGGCTAGAATTAGCAACATTTTCTTGGACGATATTTACCTGAGAACCCGTTACCTCATCACCTAATTTATGAGGAAACGATTCTGACATTCTTAGATTCAAGTGTTGATAATATTCATCAGTAGTGGGGTCAAATCCCTCTTGTTCAACTAATTGTCTATGAAACGCAAAAGCACTCGTTGTCATAGCTAAATCATTGCCAAACCATACATTTTTTGCAGCCCATTCTTGCGCTTTTGCATCAGGCTGTGGTGGAACAGAAGTTGCATATTGTTGCTGAGGAGGTTGTTGAGCCACCGGTTGTTGTTCAGTAACCGGTTCCTCTTTTTTTGAGGGTCTAACTCTATTTAAACTCTCAAGTTCTACTGCAAGTTTAGCAACGTCTTTTTGTGCAGTCAATAATTCATCTGTATCCCCGATATCATGTGCTTTTTTATATCGATTTTCAGCAGAGGAAAGTTGACTTTCAACTCTTGCACTATATTCATCATATAAGTTTTTATCTTTTTGTGAAAGGGTTGCCTGAGTAGTGTTAAGTTTTTCTTGAACACCTTTAGCGTACTCAAGTGCCGCTACTTCTCTTCTTTCCGCTTCACGAACCTTATAGGTAAGTTTATTTATTCGCTTTTTTACAGATTCACTGTAGTTAGCGATTTCTTCCTCACTAGATTCAGGTTCTTTACTTTCTTGAACTTCATCCGCAACAATCTGTGGAGAGTTTTCTCCTTCTTCTGTTGTTTCTTCTAGTTCAATTTCAACTTCTTCGTCTTCTACTTGCATGGGTTCAGCCATGATTTTTCCTCTAGCATTGCGTGATTATTCTACATCTTCCGGGTTATTCACCACGGCGAGTATTTCATCATCGTTTAATAAGCGCAGGTCTCCTCCATCAATTTTGATTCGAGCTCCTGCGTATCTTCCAAAAATAATCCAATCTCTTTCTCGGCACCAAGGACCATTAGGAAATTTACCCTTATCTTTGTAAGCATCTGGCCCCAACGATACTACAAAACCAACATTAGTTCCTAATCTTTCTTTTTCAACATAGGAGTCTGCTAACCTGATCCCCCCTTTAGTTACCGCTTTTTGGCTAAACGGTAATATCAACATTCTATATCCTGTTGGTTTAGGAAGTTTTTCTATAAGAGACTTATCTTCCTGAACAGATTCAGGTGTGAATTCTACTTTATCTTCTTGGGGGGAAATTTCCCGTATTAACGGAACATGATCTGGGACTGATTTGCCTTGCGGCTGTTTCTTAGCTGACATCATTTTGTTCCTGAATATTTTGCAGGTCTATTATTATTCTCTCGGCTGAGCTTAGACCTGATAACTCACCAAGAATTCTTTGATACCCCTCCCAATCTTGAACACCCCCTGTCCTTAAAACTTCGGTAAGGTCTTCTTGTCGCTTGCGAAGTTCCCTTAAAAGTTTTTCGACTAAATATATGGGGTCCATCATGGGGACTTAGTTACTTTTCTTTTTAACCTTGCCGCCGCCGCCATATTTTTTAACCTT